CCCGTCTCGGGGTCGTATCGCCACCGGCCGGGTCCGGGCGGCGGCGGCGTCTCGGTCGGCTGCGCCGGGGCGGGCGCGGGCGCGGGCGACACGGTTTCAGGGGGCAAGCCGGAATCGGCCGCCGTGGGTGCAGGTTTTGGCATTGGATTCTCCTCAGGGTCGGCGGAACGCAATTTCAGTGACGAAATCCAGGCGCCACTCGGAAACCGAATCGCGCCAGGGGGCTGCAACGGCGCCTGCAAATGCAAGCGGCGTCGTGCCAGGTTGGGGTTCTTCCGGCCAGGCCGACAACGCATTGATCACCGCTGTCTCCAGGGCTTCAACCTCGGCTGATGGACTGACTCCGCCGAACGGCGTGTCGCGCCGAGCCACGATGACGTAGACGCCGAACGTCAGCCGGATCATCTGCACATGCTGATCGAACAAGGCCGGCGCAGTCGCTTGGGCACCGATCCGTGCAACAAAAGCAGCAGGCAGCGCTACGTCGTCGGCATACCCGTAGACGTCGGTCACCGTGGCAAACGCCGGGCACTGCGCCCGGATTCGCGCCACGATGGAATCAACCGACGGAGACGCAAGAAAACTCATGGCACCCGTTGCAGATCATAACGGATCGGCGCATCCGCCGCCGGCGAGGTGGACTCGACACGGGCCAGCACGCGAAACACCCGGCCCGGTACGGCTGTTCCTGTCACCGTTGCCCCGACCGGGACGGCCGGGGCGGACGCAGGCATTTCCAGGGTGGCCCAGTGCACCCTCAAGGTCCGCCCATCGACAATCGAGTCCATTTCGGAGAACTGCCGCAGAACCGCGTGCACGGTGAACGCCGGGCCGTTCGGCGGAGTAACAGTCACCGGAGCGCCGAACACATCGTGTAGCACCCCGGCCATGCCGTCGAACACCGACGCAGCCATCAGACAGCGGCAGCCGGCGCTGCCCCGTTGAGCCGCACAACGCCGGTCGCGCTCGGGTTGGCCGCTGCTGCCACCGCCACCCCGACAAACACGTTGCCGGTGGTCGCAGCAGTGGTGCAGACGCCGGTGCTCGGGATCGTGTAGATCGCCTGCCCAACCGACCATGCCTGCGCGTTGGTTTTGGCGAGAGTGAAAACGCCCTTGGTGGCAATTTCCACGGACTGGCCCGAGACGGCGTCGGTCTGCGCCACGCCGGACAGCGTGCCGACGGTGACCAGCTCGCCGGAAGTGACGTTGCGAGGCGCCGTCACACTGACAGTGTCCCCAGCCTGGATGAAGTTCTTTGCCATGATGGCCTCCGATCAGAGGGTGGAAATACAAGGGCGCCAGGCGGCGCCCCGATGCGCAGGTCAGGCGTCAGGCGCCGGCATTCTTGTAGCCACCGCGGTAGTCCACCGCGCCGCAGCCGAAATCGAGCTCGACGGTGTAGGCCACACCCTGCTTGCCGAACGGCTCTTCCATCCGCAGGCGCGGCCCGGATTCGCCGGACAGGTAGCCATACATGAAGCACGGCGTGGCTGCGGGATCGGCAAACAGATACCAGGCGTTGCCGGTGATGTGGGGCGCCATGATCGGCGTCAGCTTGCCGACATAGGGGTTGACGTCCGATGCCTGCGCCGCCTGGATCGGCGCCAGCAACTGCGCAGCCTCGAACTGTTTCGCCGGCCCTGTCAGCAGAAACCGCGGCTCGGCTTTGATGAACATCTGGTCCGCTGCCTTGGCCGCCAGCGATTTCCGCGCGGCCATTGCAGCGTAGCCCTGCGCAATGCTGGCCGGAGTGATCGCCGCCGCCGTGCCAGCCTTGGTGCCATCGGTGGTGTTGAACACCTGGCGCCCGGTTTCCAGCAGCGTCGGCCCGTCTGCGTTGCTGCCGGACAAGAGCATCGCGAAGAACGTCTGGTCCTCGAACGCCGCCACCGACTGCCCGCGGCTGGCAAGCATCCGTTCGATGGCACCCAGATCGTCATTGACCAGCATCTGCCGGCTGATCGCAAAACCCTTGGCATAGGAGACCAGCGCGACGGTCTCTTTCTTGTCGGAGACCGAACCGAACTTGATCTCGCCCGTTTCCGCCACCGGCTCCAGCATCGGCCAGTTGCCGATATTGCTGATCGGGTGCGGGCGGAAATCGGTGAAATCGATCCGCTCGGCGATCGCGCGATAGGTCGGCTGATACGCCTCGTAGGCAGCCGCCAAACGCTTGTTCATCGCATTTTCCAGCACCGCCGGCAGGTCCGACGTGCTGTGCAGGCTGAACGCCATCTCGATCGCGCGCAGCTCGCCGCCCCCGCGCGTCGGGCGCACCTTCTGGTGCAGCGACACAGCGGCCATCTCGGCCAGGGTCATGCCCATGAAATCGCGGGCCGGGCCGCGCACCTCGCGGGCCTTGGCCATGCGGGCGACGATGGCGCCTTCCATCCCCTTGCGGCGGGTTTCGCGCTCGTCGCGCAGGATGCGGGCGGTCGGTCCGCCGGGTTTGAACGTGCCTGCCATCGGGTTCCCTTTCGCTTTGCGCTCGGCCAGCTCTGCCGCGATCTGGTGCAGCGATTTGCCGGAGGCGAGCAGCTCCACTCCCTGCGCCAGCGTCAGGCCGGCCAAGTCCGCCATCGCCAGCACGGCCACTGCATGCGCATTGGCGGCCTGGTCCGGCTGTTCCTCGTCGTCGGTCAGCTCCTCGTCGTCGGTCAGCTCCTCGTCGTCGGTCAGCGCAGCGTCTTCGCTGGCCGACACAGGCGCGTCCTCGTCGCTGTCCTCTGTCAGGTCGTCGTCGATCACGTTCGACATGGTGTTCCCTTTCTGGCTAGTCGGGGCGGCGGAAAGGCCCGCCATCAGGGCCGCAACGGCCCGTGTGCTGCCGGCCCGTCGGGCAAGCCCCGCCCCAGCGTCCAGCAGTTGTTGTGGCGCGTGAGCGTACGCGGCGTAATCGAACGTCGCATAGGCCTGCGCCGATTCCGTATCGATATCGGTGGCAAACCCCGCCGCCACTGCAGCAGGGCCGTCGAAATAAACCTCCCGCCGCATCACCGCGCGCGCCTCCTCCGCCGAAATGCGTGCCCGCGCGGCGTAGACCCGCGCATAGGCTGCCGACATCACCGCCAGCGATCGCGCGGCGCGCAGGTGGTCGTCCTCGGTGCCGCGGCCGTCAATCCAAGGCTGTGCCGGGTCGTGAATCATCAGCAGCGCGCCGTCCTTCATCGTGATTCGGTCGCCCGCCATCGCAATCAGGCTGGCGGCGCTGGCGGCGACGCCGTCGACCACAACGTGCACCTCGCCCGGGTAATCCGTCAGAAGCGAATGGATCGCCAGCCCGTCCGTGGCGATCCCACCGCCGGAATTGATCCGCACGGTCAGCGGGCCAGATCGCCCAGCCAGCAGCTCGCGCACGCTTCCGGGGGTGAAAAATTCCTCGCCCCAGAACGATCCGCCCACCGTGCCATAAAGCGCAATTTCGTTGAGGCCGGAGTCAGCCATCGTCAATCTCCTCTGTTGTGATCTGCAGCGGCGGCGCCGCACCGGCCTTGGCCACCGCAGCATCACTGTCGAATACTAGACCCGCCCGGCGCGCGGCCTCGGCGTCCTGCCGCTGCTCCTCCAGCAGCCGTTCGGGGTCGTAACCCAGCGACCGCACCACCTGGCTGCGGCTGACGAACCCGGCGCGCGCAGCGTCCCTCATCGCGGCAAACTCACGTTCCGGGTCCACCAAGAACCGAGCCGGTGGTGTCCACTCGACGCGCGCCTGCCGGATCAGCGCCGCAGCCTCAGGCAGCGCCTGCGCCCAGGCCTCGCGGATCGACCGTCCCAGCGGCTGCAAGAACTGCGGAATCAGCATCTTCCACTGCCAGGCTGAAACATTGCGCTCCATTTTCTGGTGGCCCATCCGGGCCGACGAGAAATTGACGTTGCTCAGATCGCCGGTCAGCGCCTCATAGGTGATACCCAGCGCTGCGGCTGCCGCCCGCAACGTGTTGCGGGTGTATTCGTCGTAGCCCTCCACCCCCGGCGGATTGGCAAACTGGATTTCCTGCTCGCCGTAGAGGTCCTGAATCAGCCCCGGCTCCAGTTCCTGCGAGGCCTCGGCCGCCACTTCCGGCCGGGGCGTGCCCTCGGGATGAATCCGAAACGCAGTGAAACAGGCAGCGATTTTCTGCCGCATTGCCTGCGCGTCCTGAAAATCGCCGTAGTCCAACAACGTCAGCGCCACCGGCGCAAACCAGCTCACACCGCGTTCCTGCTCCGGCCGGTCCAGCCGATAGACGTGGTGCACCAGATGCGCCGCAACCCGGTGCGAGGTACCGCGCCAGCCACCCAAGCCGGGGCGATAGCCTGCGGCGCCGGGATGCTCATCGAACAGCCAATAGGCCACCCGCCGGCCGCTGCTGTCGTATTCGATACCGTTGCAAATCCAACCGCCGCCGTCGAGGCCGCCGTCGCGACCCTCGTCCAGGTGGTCGATTTCCAGAACCCTCAGTTTCAACGCCGGCAGGCCGTCGCGCTGCGGCGCGCCCCACTCCTCGACCACCAGCACCTCTCCGTCCGACACCACGGAGCCCATGACCAGCGACTGCAGCCCGTAGAGGTTCAGCCGACCGGCCGCGTCGATCTGCGTGCTGTCCAGCCACTCCTCGATCAGCCGAACCCCGGCGTCACGGGCCGCCTGCGGCGTGCCCTCGGGCCACCGGAACTGCGGAATAATCCCGTCGCCAACCGTGGCGTTCACGATCACCTGCTGCGCAGACGTCGCAAACGGGGTGTTGCGGATCAGGTCGCGCCCAAAATAAGCGATCCGCGCGCGACGGGCAGCGGCCGTGTCGGCGTCAGCCGCGCTGTGGCGCACCCCGGCCACACGGCGCCCTACCGTGCCGGCGTCGTAATGCGCCAGCGCCTGCCGCGCTTGGGCACGACGCAACGCCCGCACCGGATCGATCGTGCCGATCAGCCGATCAAACAGGTTCATCAGGTACCCCTGGTGACGGCCGGATAATGTCGGCGCGGCAGCGCGATCGGTGCCAGCTCGGCCTCCATATCGGCCAAGATGCGGCGCATCTCGTCCAAAGACCTGTATTGCACCTCCTCGTTGCCCATGCGCAGGCGGGTCACACCGCGTGCGATCGCGGCCCTCAGCGCATCGCGCTGCTCGGTCGTCCAGCTCATCGTTTCAGCCATCCTCTTCGGACCTTACCGCCCAGCCAGCCGCCCGAAACGGGCGCAGGCGGTTTCGTCATCGGCGGCGCCCAGGTAACCGGCGGCGCAACGTCCGCATCCGTTTCGGGCGCCAACGCTGTGGCACCGACCGGCTGGGCCTCTTTGGGCACCACCGGCGCATCGACAAACAGATCGCCCTGCGCCTCGTCCGGGGCCGTTCCACGCTCGGCCGCGATCGCGGCCCACCTCTCCTCGGGAAGCCAGTGCCAGTCCTTGAACCGGGCTGCGGCCTCGGCCAACAGCATCGTGTCCAGCGCCTCGTTGCGCCGCCCGGCCTCGGCAATCACCCAGCGGCTCAGCATCACCCCGGCGGTGCTGCGTTTCAGCACCCGCACCTCGGCGGTGAGCTGCCGATAATATTCGTCCCCCAGCCCGGCGGCAAACCGAACGTACCCGCGCTGGGCAGGGTCGGCCACGTCCAGCCGGGCATAGAACTCGCCTTTCAACCCCGACACACCGACGATCCAGCCTTGACGGCGGCGGCGCGCGGCCCGGCGGTCGGCCTTCCGGTCGAACTCCATCCGCTTCAACGGCGGCGCGTTCTGGCTGGTGGCGCCCTTGGTGGCGATCACCCGATGCCAAGGGTGTTTCAGCGCCCATTCCCAGACGTCGTCGGTATAGGCCCCGGCGTCGATCGCCAGCGCGTCCAGCGCGACCTTACGCCCCAATTCGGTGCGGAAGCTCGCTTTCAGCAGCCCGTCCAGCGCGGCCCGGCATTCGTCGGACCGGATGTGATGCGGGATCACGATGTATTCGACGACCCAGCGGATGAAATTCGGCCCGAAGGCCACGATCTGCACCTCGGTCCGGTCTTCCTGGCAGTCCACCCCGGCGGTCAGGATGAAACCGGCCGCCGGCAGAGTGCCACGCGGCAGCGGGCGCGGCGCCCCGGGTGGCGGGTTTTCGGCGCGGTCGCGCAAAACCTCCCAGTCCGGGCCTTTGCTCGCCATCTTGAACGGCAGGCCGAGCACGTCGTTCCAGAAGGTCTGCTCAGTCTCCTGTTCCGCCTGCGCCCGTGCCATCTGCCGCTCGGCATCAACGCTGTCGGCACGCAGCCCCGTCCATCCCATCACCCGCGCATATTCCACCGCGATCGAGGCCCAATCCCGCGTCGGACTGTAGGCCCGCCAGATGTGGAATGACGGATGGTCGCCCGCCGGGTTCTGCACCACCCACCGCCCGGCCCGGATGATGCGCTCCTTGTCCTTGTGCTCGATGGCGCAGCCGCAGGCGTCGCAGGTGAAATGCGCCGCGTACAGCCGCTCGGGGTCGATCGAGCGCCGGAAATTCTCCCAGGTCAGCGGCGCCTCGTGCCCGCAATGCGGACACGGCACATAGAACAGCCGCTGATCGCCACGCTCGAAAGCGCGCGTCACCCGGCACACCCCGTCAATCTGCGGCGTTGAGTTGCGCACAATTTTTGCGTCCTCGAAGGCACTGGCGCGGCTGATCGCCAGCTGCTCCGGGTCCCCTTTCGGGGTCATCTCGTATTTTGACACCTCGTCCAGCAGCACCAAGCGCCGCGTGGTGGTCGCCAGATCGTCCGGCGATCCGGCGCTGACAATTTTCAGGCTTCCGTCGCGGCGCAGCGTCTCCTGATTGAACAGGGTGTCGGTCTGCTCGCCCTGCCCAACGCCAAACAGCCGCCGCAGGCTGGGCGCCTGCCGCCGCATCGGCAGCCACTTGGTCAACACGAATTCGCGCGCGGTGGCCAGCGTCGGCAACACCACCAGCGAATCCACCGGCCCATATTCATGCCAGACGCCAATCGTCGGCAACAGCAACGACACCGTGCCGCCGATCTGCGCCGATTTTCGGATCGTCACCTCACGCGCCGGATGTTCCGGGCTCAGCACCTCGTGGATTTCCCGCAGGAACGGGTAATTGCGAATGTCGAACGGCCCCGGCAGCGGCGACCGGCTGTCGAATACCACATTGCGTTCGCACCACGCGGTAATGTCGGGCGGCGGCGGCGGCGTCATCGCCAGGGCAATCGCCCGCGCCACAACCGCCTCGGCAGGCCTCAGAAACCCCATGACACCACGTCAGAAATCGGCCGCACGTTCGGCCGGGCTCGGTTTGGCGCCTGCCGCGCGAGTGTCGGCGGCAACGGCGCGTTCGCCACGGTGCCGACGCCACGCCGCCGTCAGCACGGCGCGGACCACGCGCGCGTCGGCGCCGGTGGCGGCGGCCACATCCTTGGCAGCGACGCGCAAGAACGCGTCAACCTGTGCCAATTCCTGCCCGATCTGCGCCAGCACCTGCGCCTCAACCTCAGAGGCCAGCACCAGCGTTCCCTCGCGCTGGGCGTTGTCGTAGCGCGCCGCACGGGCGCGCTCCTCGGTCAATAGCGTGCGCGCCGCATCATAGCGCGCCTTGGTGCCGTTGATCAGCCCGTCGCCATCGTCCAGATCGTCACCCGGGTCAGGGTCAGAGATGGCGCCAATCGCCGCCAGAGTGGCGCGACCATTGCCCAGCGCCTGCGCCGTGTCCAGGTTCCGACCCAGCGCGACCCGCACAGCGTCAAGGTCAAAACGCCGCGCGCGCCCCTCGCCAGTATAGCAACCGCGCAACTTGCCCTCGGCCACCCACTGGCTGACCCGCCCTCTGGAAACGTCAAGGCGGATCGCCAGTTCCGATGCGCTGACCTGCGTCATGTTCCTCCGGCGCCGCGGCCAGTTTAGCCTCCTCAACCGTTGTTTTAGCCAGCCACGATTTAGACTGGTTGAGTTGTTTAGCGCCGCTAAACCCACGCGGCGCGAACAGCC